GTGATAGACCTGAAGGAACATCGATTGATAGAATAGATGTAAATGGCAATTATGAACCTAATAATTGTCGATGGGCAACTGCTAAAGAGCAGCGCAACAATCAACGGGGGTGAATTGGATTCGACAGGCTTAATATTAAGTTAGGGCCTGGAACCGACTTCGACGTCGGCACCTCCACCATTAAGGAGAGTAATATGAATCGCATTTGGACACACATTGCAGTAGATGAGGATAACTACGAAATACGGAAATTCTTATCGTTAAGAGAAGCTCGACACTTTGCAGAACGCAACAACTTGACTGTAGTTGCAACAGGTGAAAAAGCAGTAACACAGCGTGACTTATATAAACAAGCTTTGCTAGAATGTGGCGAAGCACTATTTTAGGAGTATTATATGGCTTTTGATATTTGGGTAAAAGACAAAGATGGAAACATTGTATTACAAAAAGTGGCTTTAAATCCACGCAACCATGATTCTTTTGCAGAGGTTTGGGAAGATTCAGGTTCAATGAAATCTAAAGACTAAAGGAGAATGACTATGTTAGCACCACTAGAAATACTAAAAATGAAATATGTAGTTTTAACTGAAACAGAGAAACGCTTATTAATCTCGCAGTTATCAGTAGATGAAAAACGCTACTTCGGAGAATTAATGTTATCCGATGAAATCAACTTAGAGTCAGATGACAAAGAGATGGATGTAGAGAAAGACCTACAGTTTGGAAAACAAACATACGAAGATGGCCTACAAGTGTGGGTATCTAACAAAGAATAAAGGAGATAGACATGAAATCAGCAATATTTGAATCAGATTTAGAGTTAGAAGAAGCAATAGGAGATACAGATGCTCCAGGAGGTTTATGGACTGAAGGTGAAGATGTAGTAAACGCATTTTATCGCGGAGAAACATCTGTGTTAAATCGCCTAGGCCCAGCAATGACCTCTCAGGTGACAATAGGTGAATTAACAGCAGAGCCAATATTTGAAAACAACTTAATACAGAACGTTAAAGTAAAAGCTGGAGAATTAACGCAAGAATTAGTAGTAGATAAATGGACAGGAAGCTTATACGCATTAGTAAAATTAGGAGATGTAACAGAGTTATACTACATCTCTGATTGGCGCATCAACGTAAAGCCATTTGAAACTACTAACGAAAAACGTGAAGTAGTAATGGAATACAACTTAGCAGTATACGAAGAGTTAAAAGCTGGAGAATGGGTAGCAGACGACACAACCAACGAAGAAGTAATGAAAGCTGGTTTCGTACACTACGCAAAAGACAACGAAAACTTTAAAGGAGCATTTAATGACTAAAGAAGCAAAAACAGAATGGAAAGCAATAGCAGTAATAGCTGGTATCTGGATTGTAACGTTTACACTAGCAATCGTACCATTTGACAACTGGGGAATACTTGGAGGGTTAGTATGAATCAATATATAAATCTTGAGCTGCCTATGGGAGTTCCTATGTACTCAGTTAAAAACAATAAAATTTGGAATGCAAAAACAAAAAGATATGTTGGAATAACTCCAAATGCTCAAGGTTATGGACAAGTTGCATTTTTAAATAGACATAAAAAAGTAGTTAATATTGCAACGCATCGACTTATGTATTACTTGTTAAAAGGAGATATACCTGATGGTTTGGTAGTAGACCATATTAATGCAAATAAAATGGACAACAAAATTGATAATTTAAGATTACTTACAATGCACGAAAATGCTCAGTTAGGTAAAAAAATTAAAGGTTATAAGTTTAATAAAGTAGCTAAAAATCGTCCATATGAAAGCAAAAGAGGATATAACAAAAAAACATATAGCCTAGGTTCTTTTGGAACGCCTTGTGGAGCTTATATGCAATACATGACATTTTTTTTAAATATTAAGGAGGAAATATAATGGAACATAAAAATCGCAAAGCACGAGAAGCAGAGGGTGGAGAGTTAAATGGGTCTAAATATTTAGATTCACTTGTTATAAGGGGGGAACATTTAGCATCATTCTTAACAAGACGAAATATGCCACCTCAAGTATCTTTAAATCGCATTATGGATTTAGTAGAAAAAGCTAAAAACTTTAAACATACTTACAAAAATCATGGTGAGATAGTTGTTGACACACGACCAAGCAAACAACAGTCGCATCAGAATGTTATTGATAAAGCAGTTAATCGCTTATGGGAGTGTTATAACGAGGTTCTTGAGAATGAAGTATCTCACCCAGCAGAGAGTGGAAAAGATGAGAGTTGGAATGGAGCTAAACGAGTTGGTACTAAATGGGTATCTGACCCTGTATATTTTTACGGGGATGCACTAGAGGAAGTGTTAGCAGATGAGTTACATGGAGACACTGCTAACGGAATTGTAAACACTAAAAACGAGGAAGATTAATTATGAAAAAAACACCTATACACGCATTAACAATGGTAGTAGTATTATTTGTATTCTGTTGGTTAATGATTGAGCGCGCAAAAGCAGATGATTTGTTTGGTGGCCCTGGATTGTTTGATTCAACACCATCTAAATCAGATACAAACACTGTCTGGAAAGGAGATGGTTCGTTGGTGATAATAAAGGGAGCTGAAGAATCAGGTTATGTAGTAAAAGGAGATAACTCAGGTTCTGACATTGAATACTTTGTTGTGCCAAAAGATGATGGTTCAAACACATTCATTTATGATGATGGATTGACTATCTGTAACTCTACAATGGGTTGCTACTAACCATTGTTTACTTGGGTCGCAAGACCCTCGTAAATTTTATATAAGTCGTTGATTATAAACGCGATTAAATTAATTTATTTCAAATATTCAAAATTGCATATTAGGAGTAGGCACAAGGAGGAATAAATATGACAGATGAATTAGATGTAGATTGGCAAGACGAGGATGGTACTCGTGTTCCACAGGACGAGGAAGAAATGATGTGGACACACGAAACATTAAATCAGTTTGAGTTACTTATTGATACATTAGGAATCTCAACAGTAATGTTTTTAATGTCTGAAGAGCATGAAAAGATTGTCTCAAACTGGGTCTTAGACAAGGTTGACATTCAGCACAGAACCAAGCAGTAGTAAGAGAAGTTTAGTTTTAAGCATTAATAGTAATAGTAATAGTAATATTAATATAAATAACTACGGAGGAACTATGAAAAAGAAATACGAACCAACTGTGTATTATTACACACACTTTATTGAATCATTTATTGCAGACACTTATCATTTAACTGCACTAGAAAAATATGCTTACCTAACGATGATTTGGGAAGCACACAGAAAGAGAGGTGTAGTAAGTAATAAATCGTTAGAGAGCTTATATAAAAAGAATAAAGATATACCTAAAGAAGTTTATAGTAGTGTTATATTTGAGTTCTGGGATGTAGATGATGAAGGTAACTATACTAATAGTAAGATTACATCTGATATGAATGTTACAAAACTACATAAAGAGGTTTCTAGTAAGGGTGGTAAATCATCTAGTTTACAAAAGATGATTGCTTCAGATAAGAGAATAGATGAGTATAATCAGATACATGATGCTTACCCACCTAAAAGAAGAGTTGCTAGAAAAGAAGGATTAGCTTTGTATTGTAAGAAATTACAAGATGATGAAAGAATGACCTTTAAAAGAATAATGGAAGTGGTTAAAGGGTTCGATTGTCAACCACAATTCTATCCAATGCTAGATACTTTGCTTAGAGATACTCAAGGCAAGTATTGGAAAGCGGAGAAAGTAGAAAGTAGTCATGACAGAGCAATGAGGATGGTAAGTATTGGTAATATAATAGCTAAAAAAGATAGTAGCTTTTATACTAAACCAATGGAAGAGCAAACAAAATTAATTCACAATTATATAAAGGAGAACGCATAGTGGAAAAGATACAGATACAAGGTAAAGATTACATCACAGTCAACGAAAGGGTAAAGGAGTTCAGAAAGCTACACCCTCAAGGTCAGATTATTACACAAGTTATGGCTAATGCTGATGGACAGGTTATGTTCCAAGCTAAAGTTATAGTAGATGGAGTGTTAGTTGCTAATGGCCACGCTTATGAAAAAGAGGGTTCTAGTTTTATTAACAAAACTTCTTACATAGAAAACTGTGAGACATCTGCAATAGGACGTGCTTTAGGAATGTATGGTATTGGAATAGATACAAGCCTAGCATCAGCAGATGAGGTAGCTAATGCAGTTACGCAACAAAAAGGAGATTTTAACCTATGACATCAATTAACGTAGACACTATATTGTCAGACGAAGAGTTAATACAAGGTAGTGATGAATGGTTCGCTGCTAGGATGGGTAAAATTACTGCATCTAGGTTAGGCGATATAATGCGCAAGACTCGTTACGGAGAGTCTACTTACAAAGCAAAGGTTAGATTAGAGCTTGCTATAGAGCGTATTACAGGTAAATCAGCATCATCAGTTGTAATGAACAAAGCAATGTATGATGGTGTAGAACGTGAGCCTGATGCCCGTAAACTCTTTGAAGCAGTGACACAAAAAGAGGTAGCATTGTGTGGGTCATTTGACCATCCAACCATACCTAATACATCAGCAAGTCCTGATGGGTTACTTAGAGGGGAGAATGCTTGTTTGGAATTGAAATCTCCTACGCACGCTACACACGCTAAAAACCTGATGTCAGAAACAATGCCTAAGAACTATATATATCAGGTTCAATGGCAGATAGCTTGTACAGAAAGTGACTATGCTTATTTTGCAAGTTACCACCCAGATTTCCCACCAGAGCTAAGGCTTAAATGGGTAAGAGTCGAGAAGGACGACAGTGTTATTAAATCCTTGGAAGAAGAAATAAGAGCCTTTGATATTAGTATCGAAGATTTGATTATTAAAATAAAAGATGGAGGAAACAAAAATGGCTGAACAGTATGACAACACAAATTCATTTGCCTTATTTAAGCAAGTGGATAAACAGGGTAACGATGCAAGGCCTGATTATACAGGAAATGTAACGTTGGAGAATGGTAAAGAGATGCGTATGGCAGCATGGGTGCGTGAGTCTAAGTCAGGTCTCAAGTTTTTAAGTGGACGTTTATCTGAACCACAACCTAAAGCTGATGTAGGAAATGCAGCAGTAGAGGGTTCTGACGTACCATTTTAATTCAGGAGGTCTTAAACCATTTTGATGGAGTAAAAGAGACAGGCAACGGACAGTATTCATGCCGTTGCCCAGCTCATGAAGATAAGTCAAACTCACTAGGAATTAAGCAAGGAGATGGAGACAGGATACTTCTAAACTGCTTTGCCGGATGTGATGTTAAGTCTATATTAGATTCAGTTGGTTTAGACTGGAAAGATATTATGAACGAGGAAAAACTTTATCAAGCTGAAAAGCATAAGTTTAATCCTTTTGCAGTATTGAAGATGATTAGGGACGAAGTATTAATCATAGGTTTAGCAAGTGCAGATATACGAAAAGGTAAGGCACTTAATGATGAAGACCATATGAGATTAATGAAAGCTGTAGGCAACGTTAGGGATGCTTATAGCAAAACTAAATAGGAGAGAATATGAATACAGTATATAAGGTTTCAGGTGGTGTTAAGGATTACTTAGTAACACCTTGGGCAATGGGTGCATTTAAGGCTAGGTCTTATTTAAGGGCAAGGGGCATTGATGCTATTGTAACAAAGTATAAGGAAGTAAATAACAAGTGGGTTAGGGGAGGTGTAAGGTGACATCACAAACACTAGAAGATATACTTATAACCGATAAAGAAATTGAAGGTTATATGGCAACAAGAGACTCAGGTGAGCATCTTAAAATTAAAAGTCCTAAAGAGTATTTAGATGACGTAAAGTCTTATTTTAATGATGACTTAACAAGTGGTTTAGGGTTACCATTTCATAAAACTCATACAGATTTTAGAGTAAGAAGTGGTGAGGTAAGTTTAGTTACTGGGTATTCAGGTCATGGTAAGTCAGCATGGCTCAACTATGTAATGCTACATCTGTTGCAACAACAGAAAACAATGATTGCATCTTTTGAGATGTTACCTAAACAAACATTAGGAAGAATGTGTCAACAAACAGGCGAGGCAATGCCTAACGATGATTACATTGGAGACTTTGTTAATAAGTTAGAAAAAAGATTGTATATGTATGACCCAGAGGGTGAAACAACTGCTAAAAAAGTGCAAGAGGTAATTTATTACTGTGCAGAAAAGCTTGGGGTTAAGCTTATGGTTATTGACTCACTTATGAAGTGTGGAATACCATCAGAAGATTACGCTAGGCAAAAAGAGTTTGTAAATAGTTTGTGTGTATCTGCTAGAGACTTAGGTATTCATATATTTTTAGTAGCTCACAGTAGAAAGACAGCATCAGAAGATGATGGCAGTAGTAAGTTTGATGTATCAGGCAGCTCGGATATAACTAACTTAGTTGACAATGTATTATCTGTTCATAGAAACAAAAAACGTGAGAGAGAAATGGCAGAGGGTGGTATTGATGAGAAAGTTATGAGTCAATCACCATGCTCTGTTTATTTACTTAAACAACGTCATGGGCAAGGAACTGAAACTAAGTGGGGGTTTGGTTACAAGCCTAAAACGTTAGAATATACGGAGACTTGGTAATGATGATTAAAGATTTTATCAAAGAAGTAAAGAAAACATTTGGTGATGAGGTTGAGTTTAAGGCCACATCTAAAGAAGGTAAAATTTACAGGAGCAAAGGCTATGAAAAGATACAAAGTGACATCCGAAGAGGAGTTGGAGAACGTAAGAAAGCAGATTGGTGAGTTAGACTTATCTAAAGCTTGGGAGGTAGAAGTAAAGCCGTTTGCTTTTAACAGAAGCACACAGCAGAACAAAAAGTATTGGGCGTTAATAGGTGAGCTTGGTTCTTTTCTTGGGTATTCTGAAAGTGAAATGCATGAGCTTATGAAGTATAAGTTTCTTAGTTATAAGCAAGAAATGTTAGGAGATGAAATGGTAGTAATTCCATCTACATCTAAACTAACGATTAAAGAGTTTGTAGAGTATTTAGAAAAAGTAGAAAGGTTTGCAGTAAGTTTAGGTTTTCAATTAGATGTATCACAATATGGTTATTAGGAGAACATATGAATTATTTATCGGTATGCAGTGGTGTTGAAGCTGCATCTGTAGCATGGAAAGGATTAGGTTGGAATCCTCTAGGATTTAGTGAAATAGAGAAGTTTCCATCAGAAGTATTAAATCACCATTATCCCAATGTGCCAAACTTAGGGGATATGACTAATTATAGGAGTTGGAATTTTGGAAAAAAATCAGTTGACCTTGTCGTTGGGGGAACACCATGTCAATCATTCTCAGTCGCTGGACTCAGAAAAGGAATGGAAGACCCAAGAGGGAATCTTGCCCTCACATTTTGTGCAATTCTTGATAAGTTTAGACCCAAGTGGTTCGTTTGGGAAAACGTGCCAGGTGTCCTCAGTAGTAACAAAGGACGAGACTTTGGTTCCTTCCTCGGGGCGGTGGCTGAACTCGGGTATGGTGCATCATACAGGGTGCTTGATGCTCAAAACTTTGGAGTCCCCCAAAGACGTAGAAGAGTCTTTGTTGTCGGACATCTTGGAGACTGGAAGCCTACCGCAGAAGTATTATTTGAGTCCGAAAGCTTGCGCTGGCATCCTAAAAAGAGCAAAAAGGCGAGGGAAGACTCTACCGGATACATTGAGGGTGGCTTTGGAGCATACAACCAATCAGACGTTGGAGGAACAACCAAAGCAAGTGGAGGGGTCTTAGGTGGAGGGAGTGAAACCTTTATCCATGTAGCAGACAAAGCACCTACACTTACATCTAGTGCTGCAGGATTTAGCAGACCTGGTAATGATTCAACTGCCGATTCACAGTATATTGCATTAGCAGAAAACACTATAGGTAGGCAACCTCTTAACGGAGGTAATGGAAATGGCTTTACTGAAAACGGCCCTATGTACACATTAAATGCTACAGGAGTTCATGGTGTAGCAAATCAAATGGCAGTAAGAAGATTAACACCTGTTGAGTGTGAAAGGCTGCAAGGATTTCCTGACAATTACACCAATATCAAGGATAATTGTCCTGATGGTCCTAGATATAAAGCAATGGGTAATAGTATGGCAGTTCCTGTTATGAAGTGGATTGGAACTCGCATAAACAATTATAAGGAGGATACAGATGCAGAAACTGTATAAAAACCATAGAAAGATATGGGAAGAACATTATGGAAAGATTCCTGATGGTTTAGAGGTAGACCATATTAACAACAATAAGTTAGATAATAGAATTGAAAACTTACAGTTGTTGACAGTGCAACAAAATAGACAAAGGTATAAAGGAAAGAAAGGTTACATTAAGTATTACAATAAATATAGAGCAAGTAAGACATTTAACAATGTGTCTTATTATTTAGGTTTGTTTGGAACACCTTGTGGTGCTTACATGGCAAACAAAACATTTTTTATAGGAGATAAATATGCAATATAAACGTGTGATGGTAATAGGTGATTTACATATACCATATCACCACAAAGAATCTTTTGCTTTTCTTAGGGCGTTAAAGAAAAAGTATAAAGGATTTGACTTAGTAGTTAACATAGGCGATGAGCTAGACCAACACGCTATTAGTATGCACGACTCTGACCCTGACTTACCAAGTGCTGGTGATGAGTTAAAGTTAGCCAAGAAGCACGTTAAGGACTTAGAAAAGATATTTCCTGACATGACGTTGGTTGACTCTAATCATTCATCGTTAGTGTACAGAAGAGCATTGAAGTATGGTTTACCAAAAGCTTATCTTAAACATTACAACGAGTTTTTAGGGGTTAGTCCTACTAGATGGAAATGGGTGCAAGATTTAACCATTACTCTTAACGATGGGTCTAGGTGTTTCTTTACTCACGGCTTATCAGCAAATGTCCTACAAGTAGCGCAGAAGTATGGCATGAATGTATGTCAGGGACATTACCATAGTAAAGCTAGTATCCAATACTTTAGTAACCCTGATAAGTTAGTATGGGGCGCACAGACAGGGTGTCTTACTAACCAAGATTCATTAGCATTTAGTTACGCTAAGAACTTTAAAGACAGATTTATTATGTCATCATTAGTTATTGTAGATGGTCAACCTAGAATACATCCTATGGTAATTAAGAATGGTAAGTGGATAGGCAAAATAGTTTAATGGCTACTAAAGCAGAAAAGCTACATATGCAAAAGATGGTAGAGTTTGGTTGTGTTGTGTGTAGGTGGTATTGTGAGGAGGATGACTTACCACCATGCAACATACATCACATTAGAGATAAAACTGGACTTGGGTTAAAGGATGCAGAAATGATACCTTTGTGTCATACACATCACCAGGGCAAGTTAGGTATACATACCATAGGTAAGCAAACATGGGAAAAGCGTTACGGAACACAACGTGAATTACATAAACGACTAATGGAGGAGTTATGAATTTAGTAGACGAAGTAAATTATCAGTATGATGAGGGTAGTGAATTAAAAGAACAAGTTGGAGGAGCAACTGTTAATGCACTTAAAGAGCAGGTAGGTGGTAACCATTATTCTAAGCTAGCTATACAACCTGTAGAATATATTAATGCAAATCACTTAACATATTTACAAGGAAATGTTATTAAGTATGTTACAAGATATAAAGATAAGAATGGTATTGAAGATTTACAGAAAGCAAAACACTATATAGATTTATTAATTGAATTGGAGGATAAATAAATGGCTTACTTAGGATATAAAAACAAAGCTTTTATGGAATATAAACGAGAGCAAGAAAGAGTAAAGATGTGGAAAGCAGAACAAGCAAGAAAGCGTAAAAAGAAAAGAGAGTTACGCAACATCACCAACACAACTATAATACAGCTTGTAGTAGTAGCATTAATAATAGCTCTTTATGGTGTGTTTGCTTCTGCAATTATTGCTGAAGAAAAAGGTAGTAAGGTAGGGGTAGGTAGTTTTGTTATGGCTGTTAGTTACACAGACAGTTATGATGATTTAGTTTATGTATCTAACTTTGTCAACTGCGACCATGCGTTAGATTATTACAATATGAACTGTGCAACACAAGGTGCTAAAATTATGATGTGTCAATTAGAAGAATATCTTTATATGCCAATAGGACATAATAGTGATTCATCATTTGACTTTGAACCTACCGACAAACAATCATGTGGTTTTGTTGGTGTACAAAAACCTAAATTTACGGAGGAATAATGGAAAGAAGAGATGAGGATTGGATTAACCCACCAGAACCTAAAATGGGTTACAACGGATATTTTTTTGAACTAGAAGAGGAGAACAAAGATGGGTAAAGGCTCAGGTCGTAGACCACAAAACATATCAGACGAGGAATTAGAGAAAAATTGGAATGCGTTGTTTCATGGGCATCCTAATGAGGGACAGTTTGATAAGGAAGATGATTATGGTAACGAATTGCCAGAGAGTAAAGATGTAAAAGAAAAACCTAAAACCAATGACCCTGACAGGTTTATTGACGACATAGGAGATGCTTAATGGCCAAGGTAAGTCCTACTCAAAGGACTTTAAAAAGAATGAGAGAGAGTGGTGACTATGTTCTAGTAAAAGTAGTTGAACGTTGGAACGCTCACGCATTTAAAAGGCAAGACCTTTGGAACTTTGACATACTAGGCATATCAATTACAGGCGAGACCCATGCAGTTCAGGTAACGTCATATTTTAATGTTAATGCCCGTATTAAAAAAATTGAAGAGTCTGAATACACTCCACACCTACGAGATGCAGATTGGGTATTACTTGTAGAAGGGTGGAAGAAGGAGAAGAACGGAAGATATAAATCATACATATCTGACTTATCATAAACGAAAGGAGACTAAATGGACAATTATCAAAGATTCATTCATGTATCACGTTACGCTAGATACATACCAGAACTAAAACGTAGGGAAAATTGGGATGAGACAGTTACTAGACTGACTGACTTTATCCGTAAACATCAACCAAAGCTAGGCAAAGACATAGATAGAATACATAGTGCTGTGTTAAAGCTAGAAGTAATGCCATCTATGAGATTGCTTATGTCAGCTGGTGAGGCTTGTGAAAGAGATAACATTGCAGCTTATAACTGTAGTTACCTAGCTATGAACAACAAGAGAGCGTTTTCTGAATGCTTATACATCTTAATGAATGGTACAGGAGTAGGGTTTAGTTGTGAGAGACAAGAAATTGAAAAGTTACCAACAGTTCCAGAAAGTGTTAATATTTGTGATGATATTATCTCTGTGGCTGACTCAAAATTGGGGTGGGCGAAAGCGTTTAAGAAACTACTATCTAGTTTATGGGAAGGTGACATACCGACCATTGACTACTCTCGTATTAGACCAGCCGGTGCTAGACTTAAAACGTTTGGTGGTAGAGCATCAGGCCCAGACCCATTAGAAAGACTATTTACATTTGTTATTAATACCTTTCTTAATGCCAGGGGTAGAAAGCTTAACTCATTAGAGGTTCATGACATTACTTGTATGATTGGTGAGATTGTAGTAGTGGGTGGTGTTAGACGTTCAGCTCTTATCTCATTATCTAATCTAAGTGATAAGCGTATGAGAGAAGCTAAGGTAGGTAATTGGTTTGATGAAGACCAAACACCTTGGAGAAGAATTGCCAATAATTCAGTGGCCTATACGGAGACACCCGATATTGAGACTTTTATTGATGAGTGGATTTCTCTCATTAAGTCTAAGTCTGGTGAACGTGGTATTTTTAACAGAGTTGCATCACAGAAACAAGCAGCTAAATGGAAAAGACGTTCAGAATCAATGAGTTACGGGACAAATCCTTGCAGTGAGATAATTTTGAGGGATAAGCAATTCTGTAACCTAACGGAAGTTGTTATTAGAGAAGAGGATACCAAGGAAACTTTACTAGAAAAGGTAAGGTTAGCAACAATACTAGGTACATTCCAATCTACATTAGATAAGTTTCAGTTTCTATCTGCTGATTGGCATAAGAATACTACTGAAGAAAGATTGTTAGGTGTGTCATTAACTGGTATCATGGACAGTAAGATGATGGCCAACCCTGACCCTGTATTTTTAGAGCAAATGAGAGATGAAGCTAGAAAGACTAATGAGAAATATGCAAAGCTATTAGATGTTCCTGTTTCTGCTGCTATCAGCTGTATCAAACCAAGTGGAACAGTGTCTCAATTAGTTAATGCTTCAAGTGGCATTCATTCTAGGCATAGTCCTTATTACATAAGAACAGTTCGTACAGATAAGAAAGATTCTTTGTACGAGTTCTTGAAAGATAAGGGAGTTCCTGTTGAGGATTGCTTAATGGATAAGTATAAGCAAACAGCAGTGTTTAGCTTTCCTATCAAATCTCCTAGAGGATGTATTACTAGAGATGATAGAACTGCACTACAAGAGCTAGAAACATGGCTAACTTATCAGAGATATTGGTGCGAGCATAAACCCTCTGTAACTATTAACGTTAGAGACCATGAATGGTTAGAGGTTGGAGCTTGGGTATATAAGAACTTTGATGAAATATCAGGTATTAGTTTTTTACCACACTCAGACCATACCTATTTACAAGCACCATATCAAGAGGTAGATAAAGAAGCATTTAGACAAGCAATAAAAGAAACACCTCAGTTAATTGAGTTTGAAGAGTTGATTGAGGAGGATGATAACACAGAAGGTAGTCAGACATTGGCTTGTGTAGGAAGTAGCTGTGAAATCACCTAAAATGTGACTTCCACTAAACATCTTGTCAAGCCCCTGTTTATAAGGGGTTTGGCGTTGTTTAAGTGTTCTGTGCATTTAGTAGTAGAAGGGGACATCACGATAGACTTGCATAGCTCTCTATCAATCTTGTTTATTTTTTAATCGTTAAAAAGGATAAACATATTATGTGGACAACACCAGTTGCAACCGAAATGCGTTTCGGATTTGAAGTAACAATGTACGTAATGAACCAATCGTAGTACAATCTAATCATGCCACAACATGATGCAAAGGTAATACGGCCAAAGGATGTCCGAGAATCCGGATGGAGGGTAGTCACTGTGGTGCAACTGCCCCCTCTTTAAAATAGAAATGGGGGATGTGGACTACCTCCTTTAACATAAGTCCACAACTAATTCAATCGGTGGCTCTGCTTCCTTCTCCTGAGCAGTTTAAAAGCCACCACTAACATAGGAGGATGTATGGATTATAATGATATGTTTGAATATAGAGATGGCAATCTATACAATAAAACACATAGAGGTTATCAATCACCAATAGGTGCTATTACAGGCACTGTAAATAACAAAGGGTATTTACACACTAAAATTAAAGGAAAGGGTCTTAAAATACATAGAATTATTTGGGAAATGCACAATGGTGCTATACCTAAAGACTTGGTAATAGACCACATTAACGAAAATAAATTAGATAACAGGATAGAGAACCTACAGTTATTAACTAATAAACAAAACATAAGTAGAAGTAACAAGGCAAAGCCTAGACCACATGGAAATAAATACAGGATAAAAAGAAATGATGATTATCTTGGTTTATTTGGAACAGTTGGTAGAGCTATTATGGAATACAACACTTACTACTTAAAGAGAGGGTATTAAAATTAGCGCACCGAAGGGTAATAAAAACTCATCAAAAGACAACAGAGTCTGGGGTAAAACAGTTAAGAAGCTGGCTATCCAGGAGGACTACAAACGTATTCACAAGGTAGCTGAAGCATTATTCCGTAAAGCAGAAGATGGTGATGTAGCTGCAATCAAGGAGCTTGGAGATAGAATAGATGGAAAATCACAACAAGAAATCACAGGAAACTCAGACCAACCAATCACAATCGTTGTCAAAACAGGAATTGATGACTGATGAAAACACGATTGATACAGGCTATACGCCTAGAGAACCTCA